CGAAGATCAACTCGATAGACAGGTGGGGCGCCTGGCGTAGGCGGGTGCGAAACTCGATCGCCGTCCCAATCGACCAGAGTAAATTTGACCACGTCCCATGGATGGATCTGCTGGAAGTAGCAATCCGCTACCTGTGCGACTCAGCTCGCGAGAAGTCACCGCAACCAGAGCTCCACTCGAGGATAACAGACCTGGTGATTCGAAGGATCAGGGCGGGATCAGTCAGCTAGGAGGGCAAGACGTGGAAACACGTTCGCGGCCTTCTTTCAGGTTGGGCCTGGACAGCAACGTTAGGTACCCTGATTAACTACGTGGAATTCCTCGGCGTCACTTATGTCACAAAGGGCTCCATGCCGGACCTGAACAGTATGTGTTTTCAGGGGGACGACACGCTGGTGTTCACCAACTCGTGGACCGAGGCTGTCACGCTGGTGGAGAACTACATGCGGTTGTTTCCGGTGAATCCATCCAAGTTCTTCATCTCCGACAAGCGAACCGAGTTCTTACGTCTCGTCGTGACAGAGGAGAATGTCAGTGGATACCTAGGGAGGGCCATTCCGTCCATTGTGTACGCTAACGCATGGGCCGGGGGGAAGCAGTCGGTGCGTTCCATTGCCTCTTCCTGGTCACTTCTCGTCGGCAGGGGGGCGGATCGCGACGCCGTGCGTGAGCACTGTATACGCGACATCTCAGGCCTGACCCGATCGCCCAGACAGCACATCGAAGCGTGTCTGAGAACTCCAAAAGCGTACGGGGGACTCGGTCTGGAATCAGGCCGGGGTAAATGGTTCCGTGTCGTTGAGGAGGAGGTCGATGATGCCAAATGGGAGACGAGACGGGTGGCAAAAACTGACCCCGAGCGGGTTCCGGACACGGTCAGGAGGCAAGCGACCATCAACATGAGATCCCACGGCGGTGTCTTCAGCGACAGGGCGCTGGCCTCTGCGGCCGCGGACGCCATGCTAGCGGGTGTCCAAGGGCCGTCCTGGGGCGCCGAGATGGACTCGCAGTCGAGGCTTGAACGAGTCGATGACGCCATGTCGTTGGCGCGGCAGATCGACGGCAGAGAGATAGACTTCACTCCCCCGAAGACCAGTGTAGACGGAATGTTTCTCTCTGGCATGTTGCGCGCTCTCCTCAAACGAGGTTGGGACGCCATGTCGGTGTTGTTCGACGCCACAGACGTTGGCAGAGCGGAGATGAGGTACAGGGCGTGGCCCCGTAACGTCTGGTTCGACTGGGTCACTGGAAGGATTCGTCCTACCCCGCACGATGCGTGGGGTTTGGCTAGTGCAGTGTCGCAAGCGATGAAAGGCGACATGGGGTCCGGGCTTATCATCCCGGCAGGCCGTGTCTCCCGAGATTCAATACGACAAGGTCGCGCCTGGGGTGAGGCAGCGTCTATGGCACTCCGACTCAACGAAAAGGTCTGGATGGGTGGTTGAGGTGTGGTATACTCTGACGGAATAGGTCGTCGCCAACTGGCGATCTGTAGCCGTGGTTCGGAGGTATAGTGAAGGTAGTTGGAGTGATGTAGGGCCTCACCCGTCGGGTGTGGTCAGGTAGGGTGCATCGCAAGGGGGGTACCCCGGGACGCTCACGCGTCGGGTCATGTG